GAATACCGCGACGGCGATAAGCGTCGATCAGTTCCACTTCGGCTATCAGCGCAAGTTCCTCGTCCACATCTTTCACAGGGTAAGTGATGGTTAACCCGCCAGCCTTGTTGTAAACCTTCTTCCAGTAGTCATTTCGGTTGTGCAGATTAAAAGCCCGTTTGCCTTTGCCCTTCCCAACGTAAAACACCGCTCCGGTGTCAGCTCGGCGGTGCTCGTAGACGTAAAACACGGCATCCATTCGTATTACTCCGCCACAGATTCAGGTTTCTTTTCCAATGCGTTTTTCAGCATCGCAAAGAAAGCGTCCCTGCCGACTTGCAGTTGATCCACATTGAACCGCGCTGATCCTAGCTTTCGATCCAGGTCAGCAACATGATTGACCAAGACTTGCTGCTCTTGAGTCATATCTTCAAGTTGATACTCAACACCGTCAATCGTGATGGGGGTTTTTGTATTTGCCATCGTGATTTCCTTTCAAATTGCCACCAGAGTCGGGTGGTGGCTTCCCGTTATGCTGCCCAAGGAATCCCGTTGGCTGTTGTGGGAGCCAACTGAGCATCAACCTTGAGCACCAGAGTGGTTTCGATCTCAGCCTTTTGATCGCCCAGACCCGCAAAAACCCAGCCCAATACGATCTCTTCTGTCAGTTGGTCGTAAGGGATGAATCCGGGTTCATCGGGGTTGTTTTCGTAGGTGGTGGTTCCACCGTAGAACGCGCCAGCAACACCGGGAGCGCTAGCAGTGCAAGCCCATGCGACGTTGATCACGAACCCGTCATTGATGACATGGGTCATGTTGTTGACGGCCCATGTGAGAGTGACTTGAGACATGATTGCTCCTTGTGTATATAAACTTTTGTTAGAACGGGAAACCTAGAGTTTCACAACGAACCATAGTGCTATACGTTCCAGACGCCATTGCAAGCTGCAAAGCTGCTGTAGACATCGTATACGTTCTTGCAGCAGGAGAACCACGAAGTGTAGAGCTACTTACAACCGCAACTGTGCCGCTGGGACGAGCAGCTACTACATCCATAAAACCATTACCACTATTATCGTCACCAAAAATCAACAACTGCCCAGCAGATGCACTCGACATTCCTTGTGTCACATCCGTAAAAATAGTCGTTGCAACAGTGCTAATACTAGCGGTTTGTTTTGTCCCAATTTTGGACATTGACGATTGCAGTCCAGTAGCTGAGCCACAAACTGAAAATGTCCCATTAACCGATAACGCGCCGCCGTTTGTGTTCGATGTTTGATTGATAAGTACCGCGTTGGCCCCCGCATCCACAAACAACGCATGGGTGTTGGCGTCAGACTCGACGCGGAAGTCGAGGTCAGCGCCACTTTCATTAAACACAGCGCCTGTGGAATAATCCATACGGAAAAGCTCTCGGAAAGCGCCCGCGGAAGAGTTTGCCGCAAACTGGAATTGACCAGAGAAAGACGCCCCCGCGACGCTTTTTAGATGCGAAATAGCGCGGTCACCAGAATACTCTTCTGATAAACTAAAATAATACCCACCAGAACCAACGTCGATTTTAATTTCTGGGGCTGCACCGCTAACACGGATTACGTCATTTACGTTTAAGTCGCCTCCGGTAAGAGAACTGCTGTTGATATTAACAACATTATTCCCCGCATCCACAAACAGCGCATGAGTGTTGGTGTCAGACTCAACGCGGAAATCGTAGTCGTTGCCGGGGTCGTTGAAGATGGCTTCTGTGGTAGAGAGGCGGAGGCGTTCAATAGCGTTGACGCCAAACTGCATAACCTGCGTACTGCTTGACCAAAGCCCCGTACCAGAACTACTGTGAAATACATCTAGATAACCTGACCCACCAGCGTTACCAGCAATTCTTACGTCAGACTCCGTTCCAGCACTAGACTGAACATGGAGTTCTTGCCCCGGCGTGGTGACGCCAATCCCCACACTCCCAGCAAAATAGTTAGCCGCAGTCCCTGACGCATAGATGTTCCACTTGTTCGTGCCAGAGGAAACCAGTGAGGTGATGCCGTAGTTGTTTGTGCCTTGGGTTTGATCGGCGACATAGACGCCGTGCAGGTTGGTGATTGTGGAACCTGCGCCTTTGATCGGGTTTAACGCCAAGTAAGACCGTACTTCAGCCGTAGTAAAAGCCGCCGCAGCCGTTTGAACTTCCGCCCCAAAACCGTTAATTGCAGAAGTTGCTCCAGAAGTCCCTGTCAATGAGGAAACAACGCCAGATTGCGTGGCTCCGGTAAGCCCAGTGTTAATTATAGACAAGCCACGATTAACTGACGGTGCACCCCCAACCCCCATATACCCATTTACCTGCACGGTGTCGGTGGAGGCATCGCCAAGCACGGCGTTACCCGTCAAGGAAAACGTAGTACCGTTGTAGGTCAAACCAGACCCAGTGGTAAGGACTTTCGAGCCGTTTAGATAGGCGACACCGTTCGCTGTGCCGCTAGACAGCGTAAGATTGCCGCCAATTCCGACATTGCCAGCAATTGAGTCAGCATCCTGATATGCCAGATTTCCAAGGTACTGGTTCAGCGGGATTTCGTTTGGTGCGGTGCCGATGTCGGCTTGAGAGACAACTGGATACCCGTTTTCGACAACAGATGTCACGCTAATTGAGTTCGTGTCCTGCCAGCGATTATTCGACGAATTCCAAGAGATCAAGTTGTTGTTGGCAGGGGCTGGGGCATAAACGTCGGAAAGTTCAGCAAACTTGGGATAAAAGCTAACCCTGATAAAGAGCGTCCCGTTTCCTGCGTTGGACTTAATAACAGCAGCAACTACCACTACCTCGGCAGGAGATGTGGGTCGAACTTTGGTGAGCTTCCCAACGTAATTTGGATTGTAGTAAAGGATGTCGCCATCAGCCCAAGTCTCACCAACTGCCGAGCCGGTGGTGTCGATCCCAGATACCAAGCCAAAAGATGTGACGTACCCAAAACCGTTGAGCGCCATTGTCTCTGAGGCGACCCCCATCACTAACAAGCCTTCCGCGAGGCTCGCTGATGCTGGAGCGCCCTGCAAGACACCGGAACCACCTACCGCGCCGGTAAACATCACCAGGTCGCCCTTGGTGATCGCTGCCGATGCTTTGATGTAGTAATTGATCAGCGTTGCCGGCTCGTCAACAGGGATCGGGCCAACTTGCTCAGTGGTGCCGTCGGTGTAGGTGATTTCGAGGTAGTAAACCGATCCGTCAGGCTCATAGGTGACGCTGACGATACCTCGCCCAGCCTTGCCCTGGTCAACCTCGATGACAATTGTTTCCGGAGGGTCAATCGAGACTTCGACAGAGTTTTCGTTGATGACTGTAACGTCCATGATCACACCTTCACAATGCCGTCAGAGCGAACCAAGAAGAACAGGAAAATGATGTAGTCTTGGGCGGGATCAGGACTTACAGCCGGATACTCGACTTTAAGCCGCCCAGAAAACGCCACGGGGTCATTGATGTCGATGGATAGCTCTGGGTCACTATTGATTAGAGACCACGCAGAATCATCAATGACAAGCGTGAATGAGCCATTCGCCGCAACTATGTTGGTAATCGTCAGGCTAATCGGCGTTGGAGTAGGGTCATAATCTCCAACGTCAAAAGATAGCCCGTTGCGGGTATCCACCAAGTTGACCACTGTGCGCCGGACAATCTGTGCGTCGATTGTCGCTCCGGTCAGGTCAACCGGAACACCGCCAATTTTGAGTTGGAGATTCCAATAGGTTTGCTGGTCCCAAACCAGTTCACCGGAAAGCAGGGCATTGTCAAAACCCGAGACTTGGGTGATGACGTTCTTTGAGAACTTAGGCATGATTCCCCTCCCGAGGGTGACCCTACCTACTGGCAGGGCTTAAAGTGGATTTTACGGTGTATTTTTTAGCGCCGCAATCTCTGTTTGAAGAGTATCAATCTTGGCGCTCAGTTCCTGAATGGCTTTGGTTAAAACGGCAACGTATGACGGATAATGGATCGTATCAAAACCCTTTTCGTCGCCAACTTCCCAATTCGGTTCATGGTAAACAAGTGAGGTTCCTTCAACGCCAAGCTGGGCTACTTCATCGGCAATGAATCCATACCCTGTGCGCTGATCAGGGTCTGACTTTAGCTTGTATTTTTTCGGTTGCAACTGATTGACAAACGCAAGCCCAAGGTCATTATCTTCGATCTCATGCTTGAGCCGACGGTCAGATGGACTAGTTGTTTGAACAGTCAGCGTGACCGTGGAACCTGCGCCGGAAGTCCCAACATACGCCCCAGCGATCCCGGTGGATGAACTTCCAACAATGGCTAGGACATTTCCGGAAACCGTTGCCGTTCCCGCGTTAGTGGATGCTGAAGTCATTAGCGGACTGGCGCTTGCCCAGCCAGCGCCAGAAAGAAAATATGGAGAGCCTGGGGCCGTGGCTGTCAGATCGGCAGTTGTCAGAGAAAGTGCGCCGCCCAGCGTTAGATTACCGCTGGCGGTTACTGTGCCGGAAAGCGTAATCCCCGATACCGTTCCAGTTCCGCTCACACTTGTAACCGTTCCAGTTCCAGCAACGGTGGCCCAAGTCCCATTGTCTTTCAGGAATTTTCCACTTCCGTCTGGCTCAGGCCATATATAAGACGTGCTTGTGCTTGTGTTTGTCCATTGCAGCTTGCCGCTAAGAGCAATAGCGGTGCTTGTAGAGCTATATGGTTCAGCAACTATGGAAGCCCCGCCGCTGCTTGAATTCCTAAAATAGCCTCCATATTCTCCACCCTGACCAAAAACACCTACTCCTTTTGTGGCGTTTGGGGCATTTCCAATAACGCCAATATTCAATGCAGAGGTTGTTGCGCCGGAGTATCCATAAAGCCCACCGCGAATTATTGACGCGCTTGATGCATTGGTTTGTCCATACGCGAATACGGAATAGTCAACTGCATAGCTTGTGCCGCCAATAGTAATATTTGCCGTTGCCGGATTATTGCCAGCAAAATAAGCGTCGCCAGACGTATTTACATCTCCAGCAAAGTAAGCGTTTCCTGCCGTATCAACCGTAAACTTTTCTGTGCCGCTTTGTGCCCCAATGATCCCGGCCTCGGTGATCGCAATGCCGGAACCTCCGGTCAATGCGCCAGTTGATGGGTTCCAAGTGATTGAGCCAACTTTGATGCCGCCGGTATTTTCGGGAACGATTGTTCCGGTCAGAATGTTCGCGCCGGTCTTGCTTATTTTGTCATCAACATCAATCCCTAGAACATAGACTTCATTGTCCAAATTGGTGATGGCACCAGATACATCGAGCGGCGACCAGTTGAACACAGAACTAGTTGCGGACTTCGCTGATTGCCCTAGTTCGTTGCCGACAACAAAGCTGAAGTAGTAAGAGCCAGCAGGAAGGGTAAGTTTCGTCCATCCGTAGATCGCGCCGTTGGTTGCCGTCGTACCTGCCGGAGTGCTGGCCTGTGCAATGACTTTCCATTCGTAATCCGCGGGAGTTGCCGTTGTCGCATAGTAGAGTACCGCCCAAGTCATCCTGCCAGTTGCCGGAAGCGTGACTTGCACATCAAACGTCGGAGGGTTCTCATTCGGTCTGCTGGCGGCAATCGTCGGTGCAGACAGCGCGGAGAAGTATTGCGGTGCAGGAAGCCCCGAGTTAGGAACTGGAGTGAATTGCGTGATGTCCTGATCGTCGTAGACTGCTGCGTTGTATTCAGACAGGTCAAAGCGAGCGCCAAGGTTGCCGTCTGGAAGCGAGGCTTCCGCGACCTTCATCACTCGGAACAGCTTGTTCGACCACCCATATTCGACGTTAGTGACGCCAACAACATCACCGGCGTTTATCTGAATGCCAGGGTAAGCCGAGGCAAATGAAACGATCAAATCTTCCCTAGCTTGCTCCAAGACTCGATTAGCAAGGTATGCAGCTTGCACCGAGTCATTCACTAGATTGAACGTGGTGCTCAGTTTATTGACAGGCTCATTCGGATACAGCAATCCAGCCGGTGTCTCTGCTCGAACGTATTCAGCCTGATCCTTGTTTTCCTTATTTGGGAACGAAACCTCGATCTGATTGTAGGTGGAGGAAAGGTCGGTGACGGAGACTTTGATCTCGCCGACAATGTTGGAGTCATCAAACAGGAAAGACGCTGTTTCAGACTTGTTGATGACCGGCGACCATTGACCGGCAGCAGCGTTATATGAAAGCCAAGAATCGCAAGCCGTCAGAATGTGGTTGACGTTGTTCAGAACAGTATCGCCGGTATTTAAGACACCGTTGATTCGATACCTTGCCTGAGTTGATGACCCCCCGCCATACGGTGTGTAAGTAATGGTTTGATCTGCATAGGCGTTCAGAAGTCCGCAAGCAGTCGTGTCAACATTCGCAGCAGGAACTGCCCCGCCATAGTATTCGTTGGTCAAATAGTCGTAGAGAACATCCCCAGGCTTTGCGAAGCCGCTTCCGTTGAGGGTATGACTTAGTTTGAACGTCAGCGGTTGGAGATTGGTGAAGTTGTCGGAAGAGTTGTAATTAAGTTTGATGATCGCAAACGCCAGCCCATTCATCTGCCGATTGCTGGATGCCCAACGCAGAGATACATCAATGTCTGAGCCCCCCATCACTTGATGGGGATATTGCGCCGTATTAACCGGTGTAATGACACCAGCAGCGTTTGACGTATACAGATTGATATATAGCTTGCCGGGGTTGCCATTGACCTTTGTGTCTACGTTTCCAGATTCATCAGTCAAAGAAACAACTTTTGTCTGGTCTGTGCCATCAAAAGTGATTAGCCGGTCACCGTAATAGAACTTTGTGGTGTCGTAAGTGATCTGACCGTTTGCCGAGATGTGACTGATCGCCACAACGTAATACATTGTCTTTTGGTCAGTAGTCAGGACTGCATCAACAAATGTTCCTGCAAGCCAAGCGTCGCCATATACAACCGGAAGGCAATTGTCTGCGCTAGGTGGAATTTGCTCCCTTGTCCCAAAGTTCTGAGTGTTGTCTTTGGATGGAGCAAAGACCCTCGTGATCAAAGCAGAGACAGCAAAGTTGATCGCAAAAGTCAATGCCGCCATCGTTGTCGCAGACACAACGATTGTCGCTGTTGCTGCCGTGCCGACTCCTGCTGCTGCGAGTATTAGTGATGCTGGCATTTCAATCTCTCACGAATGTTGATTCGATCTGCCGGTAGCCTGGGAGCGAATTGATCTCGCTAGAGGACAGCAGCGACAAACACACAACTTGAACTCG